CTTTGTATGTCAATGTCGTAGGTGTTCGACGGGGTGACTATGTAGAAATTGCCATAGGCATTCGTTGCACCCTCGAAAACATCGTCACCAATAGACATCTTGATCAGGACATAGTCATAGTCAGTTATGTCTATCGGTGTGTCGAAGTTAGCCACCAAGGTACCCGTGTTGTCTGAAATCTTCCCCTGTTCCATCAACAAGGTCAGCAGAGCAAGTCTGCATTCCTCCGAGAAGTCAGGGTAATCAACAGAAGCCGTGATGGTTCTCTGCTGCGCGATTATCTCGTCTCCGTTCTGGTCGAGAATCGCTTCACCTGTCTGATCAAGAATCGGGTCATCTTCGTATTTCCCACCGACAAGAAGATCGTCGATCGTGTCAGTCGCAGCTTCGCCGACGTTGGTGTGCATACTGACGTTGATAGTCTCTGTGTATGTCGTGACGTTGTCTCCACTGATCAACGGCATCGGCATAGTGTCGGAAATCTCGATGAGACCGGAGAACGCATTCGAGCCGAGAAGTCTCTGACCTTCCAATGTGACGTGTGCATGGTTGACATCAATAGTCGTAGTGTCGATGCCGTGTGTTACGATGCACACCTTCCAATTATGCCTGACACCCGCTTCTACACCTTGTAAGATGTAGTAGTAGTCACGACAGATGGAAGTCTCGGTCGTATCTCCTGAAGAAACACCTTGTATTCCTCCGATTCGTTCGTATGGTGCGTATGAGACTAACTCGTCATTGAGATAGTATTTCAGCTCATAAGAACAATCTTCGCCAAGATCAGCAACCATATCCATGATGAGTTCATGCAGAATCTTGACTGTCGTGTTCTGAAGAGCAGTGAAGTTAAGAGAAGCAATCAACGTCTCTTCTTCTGGTTCTATCTCAATCTGCTGAAGGTTTGCGAACTGATAGTAGACAACCTCGTTCTCGGAGGTCTTATTCATCAGTCCCGCGATGTCCTTATCTGTTGCCGACTGTGCCGACCTCAGATTCGGGTTCTCACCATAACAGTCAAACTTGACTGATTTGTTGTACGTCCAAGACACGCACATGACCGCGCCCTTGGAGTTATTGCCTGAATAGTCGTTCTGTAAGGTAATGACATCTCCGAGGTCTAATGCGATCAGAGCCGGCAAGCCACTGACCGAGAACGGAGTGTAACGCATCTTCTTGATGGCTGCCACGATGCTATCACAACGAGCAGTCACCACGTTCGGCAGACCATACTGTAAGAACGGCTGATTACCGAGGTTCATTGTCAGTCCCATGCCGTCACCGATTACTCGCACTTCCTTCGTCTGAACGTCGGTGTACTGAATCGTGTCGTAATAGGTTGTATAGTCCGAGAACGTAGTTCCTTGAATTCGTCTGTTCTTGGGAATGGTCACCACAGACGTATCACTGAACGTCTTTAGATACCACTTCCCGTCTCGACCCGCATATGCAAAACCTCCGACCATCTGTGACACTGCCGAAAGCAGATCGCGCCATGTGGTCATATCGGTTTCCTCATAAGGAGACATGACCTGATCTCCGTTCGGAAGTGCCTCGCACTCTTCGGAGGTCATTCCGAATGTCGTATGCGTAGCCGTTGCGATATAGGTACAGAAGTCGTACACCTTGCCGGTTGTCTGCGAGATGTTCAAGGGTGTGTCGAGCTTTGACATACAGTCATATGCAGTCACGTTGACCATACCCGCAGAAGTCCACTTTGCTTCTCCGACGTAGAACGTGCCGAGAGGAACTGATTCCCACACGGGTTCATCGTTCTCGTCATAACCCGTCAGAAGTGAATCGGAAAGGGTAATCGCCTTTCCGTAGTATTCACCTCTATTCAATATGTCCGTTAAAAAGGTCAGTTTTAATGTTCCGATGTTTACAGAACCGACATTGACCTTCTTGTCAGAGCATCTGTTCGTATAAGACACACCAATGACATCAGAATCGGAGAATGACGTAGAGCCGATAGTTCCTGACAGTCTGTGTGTCTGAACTTGGTCGAACATCTTTGAAATGTAGTCATTACTTACTGAATACATTGGTTAAAACTCCGTAACACTTACTGAACACTCATATAGACCAGAAGAGCGGTCAACCCACTCTGAATTGGCTACAAGTTTCTCCTGATAGTTTCTTACTCTTACAGTGTAGTTCGTTCCCATGTAGGACATTGTCGTTGATTCGTTCTGACACAGTCCCTTGAGCACGTCTCTCTTCCCTGAAGTCAGTTGGAAGGTCAACGACCAAGACTTCTTGGAAGGTCTCACGATCGTCACCAAGTCCGTACCCGCTTCGGAGGTCGCCACGTTCTCCAATGTCTGTGAAGACATTGTGGGTGTGATAGGGTTCGGGAAGTCTACACCATTGAATTTGAGATAATATCCGAGCATTAGTGACCTCCTGTCTGATAGTTGTATCTGTCAATTGCATCTACGACCAAGGTGTCTACGGGTTCATTTCCGATGTAGATCGGGAATACCCACGTTCCACCGCCCGAAGGTGCTATATTGCCAAGAGCCTTCTCGATTCTCGACAAGCCACCTCCGATGTCGGTAGTGCCGCCGATCATGCTCTGCGATGCCGCATCAGAAGCCCAACCATTACTGATCACGTTAGCCGTGTTGAACAATGCTCTTTCAAGGTCGCTCTCCTTGGCTTCCATTGAAGATGCAAAGAGGTCGATCATATCGCCGCCTGACTTGTCGAAGTCCGAGAGCGGGCCTTTCTCCGGCACTGAGAAGCCGAGATAGTCATCTACAAGACCTCCGACATAGTCGACAGTGTTCGTTAGATCAGAGATATTGTTCATAATGCCGTCGATGAAGCTTGCGACAAGATCAGCACCCCAAGTGAGAGCATCTTTCGCAAGTCCGTCTCCCATCTCGCTGAACTTAGACATGATGGCATCAACCGCTTCAGGTATCAGCAAGGGTGCATTCTCCACGATCGCACCAACCAGAGCAGCAACAACAGAGATTGCGGCTTCAATGATGTCATCAAGATTATCCAAGATGGCAAAAGCAAGAGCCACAATGAGTTCGATCGCTGCCGGAAGCAGTTGATCGGCATTGTTTATCAATGTAGTCTGAATCGTGTTGACGATCATAATTGCCGTCGAGATCACGTCACTGATGTGGTCGCTGATTCCGTTACAAAGAGTAATCAGTACATCGATGGCAGCCTGTGTCAGAAGTTGAATGTTCTGTGCATTCAACAACGTGTCGATCAATTTGAAGATAATATCTATCGCAACAGATACCACCTCCGGCAGTGCCGACAAGATGCCCTGACAGAGCTGCAAGAGAATGTCCGCAGCCGTAGTGAGAATGAGGTCGATATTGTTCATCAGACCTTCACCCAGAGCCGAGATGATAGACAAACCGAGTTCAAGCACGACAGGCAATTGTTCCATGATGGCATCAATAGCCTGTGGCAAGAGTTCCCCGATCAGATCGCCGATCTTGCTCATGTCGCCATTGGCATCTAAAACCCCGTTTGTGAACTCTGCGAGAAGGTCTATGCCTTCACCCGCAAGAGAACTCAGAACGGGCAAGAGAATCGTTCCAAGGGCATTCTTGGCAGCCTTAGCACCGCCATCGAGCATCTGAAGTTGGTCATCGAACTCTGCAAAGTCATCGAGCACGTCTTCTGAGAGCACCGCACCCGCTTCGGAAGCCTGATCTGCGTATTCCTTGAACTGTTCACTGCCGGCTTCTATGAGAGGATTTAACTCGTTGGCTGACTTACCGAAGATTTGCATGGCAAGTGCATCACGTTCGGTTTCGTTCTCAATCTGACCGAGTGCATCGACCGCTTCCCAGAACACGTCTTCGTTGTCTCTGAGTTCACCATTGGCATCGGTGACAGAGATACCTAACTGCTCATAAGCTTCGGCAGCCGCACCTGAGCCGTCCTGTGCATCTGCCATTGACTTGGTACACTTCTTCAGCGCACCCGCCACAGTCTCTACATTGACATCAAGAAGTTCAGAAGCATACGAAAGTTCCTGAAGTGTCTCTACGGACAAGCCTGTGGTGGAACTGAGTGTGTACATCTCATCGGCATACGCAGCCGCTTCGACAGTACAATCGGTCAGTGCCTTGGTGACTTCCACAACGGCTGCAAGAGCCGCAGCCATAGCAGCAGCAGCCACTTCTGCTGCAACCTTGGCAGCATTGGCAAACTTCTCGAAACCCTCCGAACCCGTCGAAGCCTTGTCTCCGGCTTCCTTGGCATCGTCACCCGTCTCTTCAAGGGCATCTCCGCTCTGGTTTGCTTCAGTCTCTAACTTGTCAAGGGCATTCTCCGTCTTGACGATCTCAGCCGTCAAAGAAGCATACTGTTCCTCGGAAATGTCACCACGTGCAAGAGCATCGTTCGCATCGGTAGCGACCTTCTTCATTATCTCTAACTTGTCATTGGTCTGCTCGATCTGCTTGGTGAGCAAGGCTTCCTTCTGTGCGAGAAGTTCGACATTGGTCGGGTCTAAAGCAAGAGCCTTGTCTACATCGCGCAGAGCAGTCGTGGTCTTGCTGATGGCAGAATTGGCTTCTTTGAGACTTTGGGTCAGTCCTGATGTCTTACCTTCGATGTCGACTGTGATTCCGAGTATTCTGTTAGCCATCGTTCTCTCCTTTACTTGAACACATTGTCGAAGTCCGACTGTTGTGCCAAGTAGTCATATTGTTCGTGATCATTTGCCGCTTCGATCATCAGGTCGCACACTTCCCCGTAGTCCAGATCAAAGAGTTCACGCAAAGAGAACCCCATCTGCTTGCAACGGAGGAAGAACACGGCTGAGTTGTACTCACGATCGAGCGGCTTTTTCAGTTTTTTGGTTTTGAATGTTGTCTTGCACCACTCTGCCAAATATCCATGACTTGTCCTGTGACCTCGACAAGTTCGTCCTGATCTATCTCCATCAGCCAAGCCATATACGATTCTTCATTCAGCTTCTTGAAGACCTCTCCGACCTTTTCATTGGCTTCGAGGTACATAATGTATGCAAGTTTCGGCAAAGTCTCTGAAGAGAAAGTCTGCGACGATGTGACCACTTCCGAATTCATCAGCTCGGTCATCACGGCAAGCCTCTCTTCATCACTCTTGGAAGTGTCTTCTTTCAGTTCCTTGAAGGTTTCCTGAATCTTCTGAAGTTCCTTGAGGTTCTTTGAATATGAGGTCAGTTTCACAAGAATGTCATCGTGAAAAGCCTTTTTATACAAGATGTTCGTTGCAGCCGAAGCCTTGAACGACATCTCCTTATCTCCAACACTAATCTTTCTTTCCATACGCAATACCCTTTCTTAGAAAAAAGGGGAGACCCCGTAGAGTCTCCCCGTGTGCCTGTTATGAGAATGTAGGAACAGGAACAGCAGTGTACCATGCTTCCACAACGGCTGTTGTGGTCGACTCCTGAGTCTGAAGGTGAATATACTTATCAGCATCAGCTCTGGGAACTGCCGTCAGGTTCAGTGTCTCAGTCTGCGGGTCAATCGTTCCGCCCTCGCCTGTTGTCTGAGAAGCGATAGACGAACGAGATGCAGAGCACTTGTACAGACAGTGCTTTGTCTCTCTCTGATCACCATCGAACTCGAAGACAAGTGCGAAGTAATTGACTGTCTTGAATGCAGCAGATGACTCGACAAGAATCTTGTCATTGTCCTCTGTGTAGCCGAGAACGTCCTTCAGGAAGTCCTCATTTACTCTTGCAACCTCAAGGCTTCCTTCATAGCCGCCTTCGCCATAGGAAACAAAGTAGTCTTCGTTATCTGCGCGGAACACAGACTTATCGTCATTGGCATCGAGTGAAAGGCTTACCGCACCGGCAAGAGCCTTCAGTGAGCCGTAGGACGAAGTAGTTGTGCCGTCAGAGCCGACTGTCTCCGTAACGAGAGCATAATGAACATTCTTTAAGCCATACTTGACTTTGTTGCTTGCCATTATCTTATCCTCCGATTCTGTTAGTTAGTTGTTTTTCTATTTCCTCAGCAACCCAATCAGCGACTTTGCCGATGTGTTCAATTCCATTGAACTGTCCGACAACCTTGCCTTTTCTTACGATCGGGTGCCCGTACTCCAGAAGATGTGTCAATTGCGGGTCTGTCTTGTTCCTTACAACCCCCGCACACTTCCAATTGGAAGTTTTTTTCTTGTCGTATATCCAACCACGTGCATAACGACCAGAATGCTTGCCTTTCTCGTTGACAGGAGACGTTGCTTTCAGCTTCTTGACCGCCATCTTGCCGACCTCGTCGAAGACCTCCTGAACATCATCGTTCACTTGAACACCGACATTCATCAGTTCCTCTTGTATAGTCTTGGCAAGGCTGCCACTGCTGAAGGCTTTACCCGCACCGATCGTGATAACGATCTGTTCGTTGCCGTCTCTGTGGTGCGTTCCTCTACGTGCCATCACCATCACCGCCTTCGTCATCAGGTGTCGGAGTCGGTTCAGGAGTCGGTTCGGGTGTGGGAATATCCTCGTTCCCCGCTATGGTGAAGGTGAACTCCACCTCCCAACACGACTGATCATCAAGATACTGTTCTGTCTTCTCCCAAGGAATGTTGTTGTTGTTCAGTAAGGTCTTTATCTCAGATTCAAGAGTCAAACTCTTTTCGACTGAGTAGAGATCAAGTCTGAAGTCCCATTTCTCGCAATAGACCAGATCGTCTGCCACGAAGTTATTCGGCTGATCGCTATGGATAGCCAAGAACGGCAGAACAGTCCCGACGGGTGCATGGTCGTAGAATGAAGGAATAGACAATGTATTAAGAAGGACTATCATCTGAACTTGGTTCATCTTTCGTTCCCCCTCTTTCCTCAAGGTACAGTTCGAGCTTGTCAGAACCTATCTGCGAGTAAGTTCTGTATACGGAATACAGTTTTGACTTGGTGTCGCTGAAGTGTATCTTGACTATCGCTTCGTCGTTGTACTCGAATTCATACATCGTCACCTTCAACGAAGGCTGAAGACCAATGCGACCACCACTGAAAAACTCCGTCTGAGAGACGGAGCTTACATCAGCATAGACTGTCTTGGTGGTTCTGGTCTTCTCTGTGGCCTGATTGAGATCGTCCTTCTCGGTCGTGACCTCGATCAGATCAACAACGTATAGACTATTCTTCATTAGGCATCACACTCCTATAAGAACCGGCAAGAGCCATCTTCGTCTTCATGTCGTTGTAGGTTGTAAGATACTTCTCATCGTTGAACCATCTGTAAGACACATAAGCGATGACCGCGCCTGTCTGAAGTGAATCTGCATCGGAAGTAGTGAAAGACTTGATGTCAGCGGTCTTCGTCATATCTAATATCGCTTCTTCGATCAGATCGGAAATCTGATTGTCGATAGACGTATTAGTGAATGAAACCCTGAGAGCTGTCTTCACTTTTGTTAGAAATGCCGTTGTGACCGCCATAGTAATCAACCTTTCTTTGCTTTTCTTGTGGTCTTCTTGGGGTCAGCCTTGACCGCCTTTTCGACCTTGGGTTCTTTCTTCTCTTCAACGAGTTCCATGTACTCAGGTCTGAAAGACTTGACCTCTGCGATCTCGCCCTTCTTGTGAATGCCGTTCTCGTCGAAGAAAGGTGCTTTAACCAATACCTTCATCTTTTTTGCCCTCCGCATAAGCTTTGTAAAAGTCCTCATTGACAACGATATGACCCACATGACCGCACGTGACAGTCGGGTCAAGGAGAATGTCATAACCGCACTCTCTTGCCCTCCAACAGAACGACAGGTCTTCACCGAACCCGTTCATCGGTTCAAACCACGTCTTGAACTTGGCTGCCACCTCAAAGAGAACTTCGGTCTTGACCAGAACACAACCGAAACCCACACCTCCACATTTGACTGTTTCCGTAGGCAACGGCAAGTCCGTCCACTCTCTGTTCTCTGTGTCACACTTGTCGAATGCAACAAGGTGATACGGCGGCGACCGCCTGAAGTAAGCACCCGACACTATCGGTGCTTCGTGCGCCAAAAGTCTGATCATTGTGTCCGGCTGAAAGATCATGTCGGAATCGAACCACATCGTGTAGTCCGCACCCATCTTTATAGCCTGTTTAGCAAGTCTGTTCCTTGCATCGTAGATCAGACTTCCCGTCTGAAACATTATTGCGGTCTCGTGACCGCCCTTCTGAAGCATGGCAAGCGACTGGGCAAACCCAGCCGCCACCATGTCCATTGAAGGTACGCATATCAATATCTTTGCCATAGAGCACACACCTTTCCCAAAGCCCTGTTAGCAATTACTCTGAAGCCTTAGCAATCTTAACGA